AAATATAATAATAATATTTTAATAAATATCAAAAAAAAAAAATTAATTTAAAATATAATTTTGAGATAATAAATCTTTACAATAATTAACTAAAATAGGATTTACAATTTGTTTATCTATTGGTTTTGATTTAGTATCATTAGTTTTTTTATTTTTATCATTCATAATATAGATAATAATTTTTTTATATTCGTTATATCGACTTTTCATATTATTTAGTTTTTATTTTTTACAAAAATATAAATTTTATTTTAATTTTAAAATAAAATCAATAACATTATTTTGTTTAGGACGTACTATAAGTGTAACTAAATTCCACCATTTTTGTGTTTTTACCCAAGATTTTAAAACTTCTAAATATTTTTCAGATTCACCGTTTTCAAGTAAACCATTTGAGTTCCAAATACCTAAATTATATGTTGTGATTGTTATTTCTTTATTTAATAATACTGGGTCTAATATAGAACAATATCCAGGATTGAAGTTAGACGAATCTTTTTTGATTGTATATAATATTAGATGTTCACGTGGATTAAAGTCATCTAATTCATTTTTAACATATTTTAAAATTTCACTTTCAGGTAATTTAGTTCCTATATTATAATCAAATTCACCAACTTTAAATAATTTTTTATTATTTGTTATACCATAAGAAATAATCCATTTATTTTGTAACCAATCTAATTTAGTATAAAAAGAAATATTTTTATTTTCTATAATATTCATATTATAATATTGTAATAACAATTTCATACTAGAATATCTTTCAATAATACCTTTAACTTCTTTTAATTTTGATATTTTAACAGGACATACCCATATTTTATACGCGTCATTTCTAGTAGCTAATCCAATATCATCTAAAGCCCATTGTGCAAATTCTTTACATATTTTTAAAAATGTATCATAACTATTTAATCCTAAAATTGGAAATGACTCTTTATTACTTAACCATGATGCTAACTCCATAAATTTATATATTAATTTATATTTTTTAAAAAAATTGGTACATAATAATTGTAATAGAATCCGTCAATTTTAGATATAAATTCATCATATGTACCATTATTTTCAATTACATAATCAAATATATAATTATCTAATTCTGTTTCAGATTTATGATTTAAATCTCTTTTACTTTTTTTACCTATTGTATTATTAGATCTATTAACCCTTAACGTAACACCGTTATATTTATTAATATATTCACATTCATTAATAAATCTTAAATCAGATATTAAATATAATCCTTCATTATTCATTGTAGTGAATATAGATTTTATCCATATATCAACATCAACGGTATCTCTTAATTTAGTACCTATATCTTGTAATAATTCACCTAAAGTCATTCCAAATGTTTCAATATATGTATTTTTTCCTTCCTGTGTTAATGATAATTCATAATCAATACCACATAAATCACAAACAAATTTTTTTAATTTTTCAGCAAAAAATCTTTCTTTGAAATTAGAATTTAATTCTATTAATCTTTTTGTAATCGTTCCTTTACCAGAACCTAATTTACCTGATATACCTATTATATACATATTTATATTTTATATTTGTTTATATGCTCCTTTAATTGTATAATATACATATGGAGTAGTGTACATTTTATTTATACTATATGGTCGATGTTCAATTATACAATAAATAAAATAAATACCTTTTAGTTTAGCCCAATTAAATATTTCTAATAATGTTGTTTTATCATTATATTTTATATTTTTTTTAGTTTGTGGTATTTTATAATTATCAAATATATTATTAGAAATATTTGATGTAGATATTTTATTGACATTATAAATTGTAGAATTTTCTACTGTTTCATTTTCTATATTAGGTAAATTTAAAAAAGATTGAGAATTTAAATTATAATCAATAGGTTTATTAATATTGGTATATCTTTTAACACTATCATTATAATCACCTATATTAATAGATTTTATATAATCTCTTTTTGTATTATTATCATAATAAACATAATCATCATGTTTATTCAAAATAATAAAATCATCAAAAAAACTATTATCTATTTTAGTAATAAAATTATTTTTATTATTTATGCTCTGTATATTAGTTGATTCAGGAAAAATCATGGATTTATACACTAAATTATCTTTAGCTAATAATATTTTTTTATCTGCTAATAATTCAGTTGTATTTATATTATTTATAAATGGTTGTATAATATCCATAAAATTAATTTACAGTTTCTATTTTTTTTACCCTTTTTTTTCTTTCTTTTTTAATATCTAATTTGATTTCAATAATTGAATTATCTAATTGATATTTATTTAAAATTATAAAAGATGTTTCAGATAATGGTAATTTTAAAAATTTTAATTTTTCAGTTCCTTCTGTAGATATAAGATTTATTAATTCTAATGTACCATCTTCTTCTGATAAAATCATTGGGTATATTTTAAATATTTTTTCTTTAAAATATACTGTTAAATTTGCTATTGTTTTTTGTTCCATTTTTTCTTAATATAATTTAAATGTTGTATAAATATCAAATGTTCCTATATTATTAGGTATTATTCTAATAATATCATTATAATGTATATTATTATATTCTTCTAAATTTAAAGTAGATAAATAATTTTCAAATATTTTAAAGCATAAACCAAAAATATAAGTTGAATCCATTTTAACTTTATTTAATTCATTTTCATCTAAATAATGTAAATTTAATGTACCTATATTTATTAATTCTAAATTAGTTTCTTCATTATAATTTAATAGTAATAAATCACTAGAATGTATATACTTTAAAATATATGGTAATAAATTAAAATTAAAATTATTACCATCATCTTCATTAATTATATCATTTAGTCTATATTGCATATAATTTTCACAAAAAATACATAATTTTTGTAAATTATCATCACTTATATCATTATTAATACTTTTTATTACTGGAATCCATTTATTATAACTATTCATACTTGTTATATATAGAAATATATAATAAGTTTAATTTAGTAATATAATTAAATAATATTATTTATATGTATAATCTATATTATTTTTAATATTTTTTTTTAATAATATACAAGAAAGTCGATCTAGTTCTGTTAAACAATGTGACAAAACACCTTTTATTTGTATTTTATGAATTATTAATTTTTTAATATTAAGTAATTCTTTTTTATTTATTAAATTTGAGTGTAAAAGAGTATTACATATATTTAATAAATATTCATTTTTTGATTCTATTATTTTTCGTTTCATTATTTATTTAAATTTATTTGTAAAAAATCATATGGATATTCTTCATCATTATATATTTTATATCTTTTTTCCCAGTGTGTAAATAATATATTTTTAAATTTTTTTCTTACTCTATCACTTGAATATGGATCTTGATTAAACACATCAACTAAATCAAAAATATATGCCATTTTTTTATCTTTATGTAATCGTAATGCTCTACCTATAGATTGGATTATAACTTGTTCTTTTTTAAAGGATTGAGTAAATATTATATTATTAATAGCATTAATACTTACCCCAGTAGATAATGTACCAAAAGAAGCAACTAGTACTTGAACTTTAGCACCAGTTTTTTCCATTTCTTTTTTTATTACAGTTCTTTTTTTATTATTTATAGAACCATCTATATAATGAAAATCTTTATCAGAATTATTTTTCACTAAATAATCAAAAATAATTTTTCCATATTCAGTATTATGGAATAAAACTAATGTATTTGAATTAGCTTTTGATATTATATTATTAATAATTTTTAATCTGTCTGTACTTTCTTGTATTTTAGCTACTTCTAAATCATAAGCCGCTTTTTTATCTCTACTTGATACTTGTTCTAATAAATCAGTAAATTCATAATCATTATGATTCATCAATATACCTTTAATTTTAACTTTAGTAATAAACCCAAGATCCATTAATTCTTTAGCTTTTACCGTATCAACAACTGGACCAGTTTTAGACATTATTTCCATCATCTCATATGTTGAGTCGTCTGGAAAAGTACCGGACATACCCCATCTATAATATGCATTATTTAAAGTATATTTAAATATTTTTTTACTATATGATGCAGATTTACCCTTATGAAACTCATCACCAGTAATAGACCAAAACTGTTTATACCAATCTTTTGAAAATTTTAGAACTGTTTTAGTTTTAGTTTTATTTTTAGCTTTTGGATCATCTATTTTTTGTTCATAAATTAATGATTGAAACGTAGCAATAACAAAATTTGCATCTCGTGTTTCATCTACGATTCTTGGTTTTTCAGCATCACCAAATATTTCTTGTGCATTAATATCTATTTGATTTTTATGATTAAATTCAATTACATCATCATAAAATTGTGTTACTAATGTTTTAGACGGAACAACTAATAAGAATTTTTTATCTGGATATTTTGATAATAAATAAAACATAACCATAGAATATATCAATGTTTTACCACCTGACGTGGCCACAGATATATTACAATATCTATTCTTAATGATATTATAAGCTACTCTAATTTGATAGTCTCTAGGTTGAAATTTGTAATCTTTAAAAAAATCACTTATGAAATTTTTAAAATCATCTAATTTAGCTTCTCTATTTAATGGAAATTCTTTTTTATTTATAAAATTAAAATTATATCCAAATTCATCACAACATTTAAATGCTTCTTTCCATAATCCCATTGGAATTAAATCTTGTTCATTATTATACAATGAACGTTTTCCATTCCATAATTTATTTTTATACATAGGATCATGCATATATCCATCTACATATCTAGTTAAATAATTTTTTAATCCTCTTATTTCATTTGATGATTCTTGATGTATTTTAATCTTTTCTTCTTGTGGTAAATATTCTAATTTCATTAATTATTATATACAAAAAAACACATATTGTTTAATATGTGTTTTTTATGTATTTAATGAATTTTAACAATATCCATTTGCATCTCCTTTTATAATAACTAGTGGATTATATTTTTCAAGATTTTTAATATTATTTAATACACTAAAAATATAAAAACTATCATAACTGGTATTGTCAGTATCACAATAAATATAATTACTAACTTCAGCAACATTAAATTTAACTATTATACGATCATTTTCAATTATTAAATGATTTATTTTATCTAAAATATTTAAATCTACATGTCTAAAATCTTCTAAATCTGTATTTACTAAATAATATAATAAATTATCATCATCATCACTTTCATCATCTTTATAATCGTGATATTTTATAATATCATCAAAAAATTCTACATATGTATCACCATCTTCATCTTCAGTAACATATCCGATAATTTCAGTATCAGGTTTTAATTCACTTTCTGATATACTTTTACCAAAATAATTTTTTATTGATTTATTATCTTTTTTTGCTTTAATAAAAGCATTAATTTGTTCATCTGTATTTGTAATTTCAGATGATTTTAACGGCACGCTTAATCTAATACTTGCTACACTACTGTAGCTACCCATTGAACCCATATTTATTTATTTATTTATTTATTTATAATTTTTGTATATTGTTAGTTTTTTTAATATTCTTAATACTTCAGGATTTGGTTGTATATTTGGATTATTTTCTTTAAATTTTTTATAATCAAAATTAAAATAATCATTAATAAATGTACCTACCGCACCACTTCTACTTACACCAGCAGAACAATGAATGATAGAATTACCATTTTTAATTCTATCTTCATTTTTAGTAATAAAATTAATTAATTCATTTGCTTGTTCTTCATTAATAACTTTAGCATATTTACCAGGTTTAAATTCTAAATCTTCACTAATATCATCAAATTTTAATACAATAACATTAGAATGATTTTCTTTAAAATGTCCAATATTATCACCGACATCATCTGTATTTAATATAGAAATAAAAGTATAATTTTCAAATGACTCTACATTAGAATCATTTATATTGTTTTCTTTTAATACTTTTTCAAAATACCCTTTACTGAAAATAGATATTTTATTATTTTGAAATTTATCTAACATATCATCAATTGATTTTTGTTCTAGATTATTTAATATTTGTTTAATACTTTTCATTTATAATAAGTTAGAACCTTTAGTGTAATCACATAAATCAATACTTGTTATTACACCATCATTAGTTATATTATTTTTTGATGCTACCATAATCATGGCTTGACTAACTACACCACCTATTTTAGAAGGTGCTAAATTAGTAATAAATGGAAATTTTTTATTTAAAAAATGTTCTTCATTAAAAAATTCTCCTAAATTAGTAACAACTATTTTATTATCTTTTTCATCATCACTAAAAGAAACAATTAAAGTAATTAATTTATCTTTTTTAGGAATTCTTTGTGCATCTACTACTTCGCCTATTTTAATTTCTAATTTTTCACTTATTTCTAAAAATTCAGAAAATGATATTTCTTTTTTCATAATATTTAATATTTAAACAATTATATAATTTATAATATAAAAATAAAATTAATTTGTTAACCAATCATAACGTTCTATTGTATTTAATAAAATATCATATAATTGGTCAGAAATATTAAATCTATCTTTATTTATTTCTAATGATTTTTTAATATCACCAGTTTTTGTTCTTTTGGTTGCGGCTTTCCAATCATTTAACATTTCTAAAATATCAAATAAATCCATATCATTTATTCCATTTTCATAATGTTCTGGGTGATGTGTATTTTCTTTATAATGATTATCCAATGCTGGTTTTAACATTTCTAATGATTTTTTATAATCATCAGAACCATATGTTATTGTCTTTAATATTGGTGTATATTTATCAAATAATTCTTTTTCTAGTCCTGATAATTTACTATTATCATGAACTTTAGCTCTATCTAATAATTCTTCTGAAGAATTAATTAAAAATGTATTAACATGATTAATATGTTCTAACGTGTCTTTAGAAGAATCGTATGATGATATTTCTATTGGACTTAAGTTAGTCCACATAATTTCTATTTGTTGTACATTAAAACCCAAAAGAGTTTGATAATGACGCATATATTGGTCTTTATTCCAAATTTTTTTACTTTTATCTATTTTGTATTCCATTTTTGTTATATACTAAAAAAACACATAAAGTTTATTTAAACATTGCAAATAATTCTAATCTATTTTTTATAGAATACATGTATTGGTCAATAGTTTTTATTAATTCACGCATAAATTCTATCATTTGAATTATAATTTCTTGTGTATGTTCATGTCCTGCAAAATCACCAGAAATAATCATTTCTTTTTGTCCATTACTTATTTTTGTATTACCTATCATAGGATGATTCATTATATTTCCTTGTGGTCTAGTTCCATTTGGTAATAATCCTGTCGTATATAGAATAAATCTATCTCTTTTTAATTCTTTTAATGTTTTTTGTTCTTTAGCTAAATCTGTTAACCAATATGATATTTCTTCTAAAATTATTGTTCTATATGATAAAGCCAAAGCTTGAGCATCTGTCATATCATGTGGATCTTTACTTCTGATCATTGGTGATATATCTTTAACATTATCAGCCCATTCTTTTTTCTTTTGTTCTATAATTAATAATATTTCATCATTATATAACGTCACATTAACTGTTTCCATATAAATTATATTTTACTAATAAAACAAAGTTTAAATTTTTTCATAAATAACATCGAAATAATATAAAAATGTATAAAATTGAGAAGATTTAGTTTGTTTATATGATATATCATAAAAATCATCTATATATTTTTTCATTGATATTGTTTCTTTATTTTTATCTATATTTTCATTAGGAATAGCTATTAATGAAAATTGTGGTGTTTTATATAGTAAAGGAACATTATTAATTCCTGCACCACTAATACCTGGCACATTATTTAATTTTAGTTCGTAATATTTAGTCCATAATATAAATTCTTTAATTCTATATCTATCTAATATATTTTCTTTTATATAATTTATACATAATTCGTTAATACTATTAGACGGTGATAAATTTAAAGGTATTTGTTTAAATTGTGAATGTGGATTTAATGTATATATTTCATTATATAAATAATCTAATAATAAACCATTACTATCTAATTGAAATATCCATTTAGTATTACCATTACTATCAATTGTACTTTGTGTTGGATCTTCTATTAATGTAATTTTATTTTTTTTAATATTATCATAAGACATATTATTAATATTCATAACACTATTATTTATATCTGAAATTTCTTGTGTAGATAATTGTATAGGTGGATTTAAACTATTATAAATTTCGTCGTGTGTAAAATTATATGATATACGTATTTCATCTTCTATATCCATCATTTTGCCACATAAAAAATTAGTTTTTTCTTTCATTATGTATGTACCAGGTTTAGAAATATTTTTAAATTCTTGTACTATAGCGTATTTTCTCATATTGTATTATATTTATTATTTATTTGTGTATAATAATAATCTAAATCCCAGGATGATTTGAAAACATTTCTATCAATTACAGTAACACCATGTTCATCAATCATTGGAAATTTATTTGTTTGATTATAAATTTCACTGTTTGTTCTCATTATATTTATACTGTCTTGAACTTTAGATATAATTATATCTTTATTTATACCGAAATCCATAAAATTATAATCAAATATAGTATTCTCTTCTATATATTTGTATGTTATTACATGATCTGTAATTGGTGGAATGTTAAATAATTTTCCAGTTGGATTATTAGCTAAAAATATATTTATATAATTATTATCAAATAATGAATTAGTTATTATTTCAGTAAATCCAAGCAATTCTGTAGAATCATATATATTTTTAATAGTTGTTGTTAAATTAGTATATAAATTATTATTAGTATTTTTTTTAATATAAATTACATCATCAATTTCTAAATCATAAATTACATCATAATTAATACCTATGACTAAATTATACATATACGTTTCTTCATCATATATAAATTTAACATAACGTAAATCTATTGTATTAGCATTATTATAAATTAATTTTTTAGAATTAAATAATTCAATATTAGTTAATATAGGATCATAATATCCATTATATCTAAATATTGATGGTAAAGATTTAATATCATTATACGAAAATGATTTATTATTATTATTAATATATATATTTCTTGATATATAATCATTATTATATACATTAGGAACTAATCCTGTTAAAGAATCACTACTAATTATTAAATTTTGTGTATTAATAGTATTATTAATAGGTTTAATAGGACATGATGAATCTCCAACTAATTTATTTACATTATTATTTATTTTTATTTCATTAGGTTCTATTATTTTGAATCTAAATGGTAAAACTGATTTTTCTTTAGTTATAAATATATTATCAATATTCAATAATAAATTATTGAATATAGTTGTTGAGTTTACATCTGTATTAAATACATATGATATATTATTTATTTTTGAAATTATTTGTTTATTTAATTCAAATTCTGTAATATCTGTAAAATTAAATTTCATCCAATCATGTTCTTTAAGATTTGGTTCTTTATCAAAAGTTACTATAATTTGATTAGTACCATTTGGTACGACATTTATTATTTTAAATTCGTCTTCTATTTCTATAATATTATAATGAATTCCATCTGTATATGAATCATCTTCTATTTTACAATTAGATATAATATTAATAACTTTATTTAATGTTAAATCTTGTATTTTTAAATTACTATCTATAAATGAAAAATCATTAGAAAGTATAGGATTTTCAATAATATATTTAACATATTCATCATTATATACTGAATCTCTATTTCTATAATCTAAACTAGTATATGATTTATTTGGAATATTTAAATAAATATGTATTAATATATTTTTAAATATTTTATTAATTGTTATATCTATGCCAGCTGTACCATATTTATTTATATCTTCTGTAAATTTACTATAAAATATTATTGAAAATCCATAATTTTCTAAATCTTTAGCACTAGATATTGTTTTAAAAGAATCAATATCATTAGGATTATCTAATTTAACATATTGTAAATAACTATTAAAACCTTTAAAAAATACAGATGGTCCATTTACACCATCACATTCATTTAAATATGATATTCTATTAATTTTTTTATACAAATTTTTCTGATTATCTATGAAATCTAATCTATATGGTGTATTTAAAATATAATCAAAATAATCGAAATTTGAATATTTATTTTTATATTCTATAAAATTAGGAGAATAATATTCACTGATTAAATTATTTGTACTACTACTATCAAGTAATATAGTATCAATATTTAATGTTCTATTAATTATATTTTCATTAACATAAGAAGAAAAATCATTTAATAATGTATCAGTATCATTATAGTCATAATCAATAGGTCTACCAAATGTATAAAAATAATCTAAATTTAAATCATGTGGACTTATAATATTATTATATAAATTACAATTCATATTAAATTGACCCCATACATCTAAAGAATTATTTAATTTATATGGAACAGAATTAGAACCAATAGAATTAGAATATCCAAATTTAACTACAGATTGGTTTATATCCCATATTCTAGTTAATGTATTACTACTATTTATTACATATAAATCACCACTACTAGCATATTCTGATGAAGTTGGTAATATATATTGATTACTATATAAAAGTGTATTAGAATCGTTTAAATAAATATTATAATTTTTTTCATAATATACATCAATTGGTAAAGATATATCATTTAAATCTAATTGATAAAAAAATGGTCTATTATATGAAATTGAATTATTGCTATCATATTCTATTTTTGTATGGTCTGTATTTGTTCGTTTAAAATCGAAATCTTTTATATCTGTATATTTTAATACAAATATTTCAAAATAATCTATTACGTTATCTTTAGATAATATTTGAAGATTATTATATTTAATATCTTCACCTAGTTGTCTTGTTAAAATATTTGTATTACAAAAAATTAATTCATCTGTATTTAAATATATACGTTTATTATTTTTATCTATATTTAATGTGTAATATTGATCAAATAATTTGATTACTATAATACCATCTAAGTATTTTTCGAATATTAAATTATAATAATATGACCCATCTAAATATTTTATATAATTTTTATATTTAGTAGGATCTGTTGAATTATTAGGATCACTAAATTCTATTTTTATAGGTTTAGAATTATTAGAAATAAAATCACTTAAATTACCATTAAATATTATATCAGAAATTAATACATATTTATCATTTTGTTTTTCTATTAAATAAAAATCATTTTTTATTTTAAAATATATTGGAATTTTTTCATTATATGTATTAATTAATGGTGATACATTTATGTATTCATTAGCATTATCTGGATCAACCATAACAAACACATTATCTTTAATTAATATAGATGAATCATTTTTTATTTTATCATTTACATATGAACAAATTTTGTCTAATAAAATTAATTCATCAACATAAAATCCAGTATATCGATTAATTGTCCATTTTTTTCTATATGGTATATTTTTAGAAAATTTATATATCGTGTTATTATTATTATTATTATCTATTATTGATTTTATATAATCATTAGAACTAATTTTTCCATCTTTTATCATTTTAAAAATAAAAGGATATTCTTGTTCTTTATACTCTATTCCTTTTATAAATATACCACATACAGTATCATCATATAAAAAAGATATATTTGAATAATTAGAACTAATTACTTCATTTTTTTTAAACCCGTCTGTAATAAATGATTCAAATTCAAAATCTGACATTTGATTTTGTAAAGTTTCATCTAAGAAAAATGATTTACTAACTGTACCACCACTTTTATAATCATACCCATTCCAAGTACTAAATTCATACTTATTTGAATTTAATTCGAATGAAGATATTGGTAATATATCATCATCTATATAATTCTTTTTCCATAATTTACCCAAATTTTCTTTAGGTGATAAATCAAATGTTTTTATACATTTTAAATTATATAAAAAATTATCTTTTATATTTTCTTTATTTAAATTTATTAATCCTGTATCATCAGTTCTAAATATAAAAAAATATTTAGGTAATTGTTTTGCATTAATTTTTAAAGTAGTATTATATTGAAATTCTTCAGTATATGAAGTGTCCTCAATATTTCTAGGTCCAGAATAATAAATATCATCATATTGATTATTATATGATAATTGTATATTATCAGATTTAATATTATTTTTTATTTCAAACGCTATATCAATCGGTAAATCTTTATAAAATGTAGAAATTGTATTAGATAAAAATGAATTTGGACTAATTTTAAATTTTTTAAATTTTCTATCCGATAATTCTATATTAGAATTATAACTTTCTAAATATAAATTATATTCTGAATCCACTACTATTTTAACATTACTAGTCAATGCAGGGTTTGCTCTTAATAGTGATATTGTATTATTTGACATTAAATTAAAAATCCTTTTAATTATATATTAAAAGGATTCTAATTTGTTTATTTATGTTTTAATTACTACACTAAAACTGTTTTTAAAATTTTAGATACTTTACCCATATCTTGGCCTGGATATGTATCTTTAAATTTTACAATAATTTTACCCATATCTCTAATTGTTGGTACAGGATCCATAGAATGAATAATTTCATTAATAGATATAAACATATCACTATCATTCATAGGTGTAGGTAAAAATTCTTCAATAATTAATAATTCTAAAGACTCTTTATTTGCTTCTTCAATATAATTAGCAGCTGTAAATTGTTCTATACTTTGATTACGTTGTTTTACCATACCACGTAAAATATCAATATGATCTAAATCTTTATTTCCTTTACTCTTTTCAGCCACCGTAATAGCATTAGTAATAGAACGTAATGTATCTACACGTAATTGATTTTTAGCTTTCATAGCCAAAACTGTTTCATTTTTGATTTTAGTTTTAAAATCTTCCATTTTATTTTTTTATTAATGTTACTTTATAAGTTCCTATTTTCTTTTTTTGTTTTGCTCTTTTAATTAAATCATCAACCATTATATATGGTTCAGCTATAGATTGTACACAATCATTACACCAAGTATCTGTTCCATTTAAAAAATTCAAATATCTAGGAACGTATGAATTTTCATCTATAATAACATTCTGAAATGTAACCGAAACTTTTTCACATTTTAATTTATCTTTTATAGCTAAAGCTAAAGGACAACTATCATTATCACAATAACCACTAGAATTTCTAAAATGTTTAGCTTTAATTATAATTTCTATTTCTTCTTTCATTTTTTTTTTTAATATAATACTGAAAATAATAATTCTTCTTTTTCAATTACAGATTCCCAAGTAAATACCGCATGATTTTCCCAAAAATCATATTGTGTTACTTTTACTTTTAAAATTCTATATCCTTTTAATTCTAATTCTTTAGCATCACTTTCACAAATCCATTGTTTTAAATTATCTAAACTAGAAGCAGCACTTATCCATCTTAACCCATCTTTACCATATTTTTCATCATATACCATAGGTAATGGTACTAATCTTTGTGATGATAATTCTTGTACTACAGGATTAAATGAACCATCTCTATTATACCATAATTGTTGATCGGATTTAGAATTATCAACTCTAAATAATGTTATATGTTTAATCATTTTATTTTATTTTTACAATTATATAAATTATTTTTAATAAATAGAAAAAAAAATATATAATGTATGATATTGAGTATAAATGAATTTAAAACCATGTTAGAATTTAATTCTAATTATAATTATGATATGGATATGTATAATATTTATTCTAATGATCAAATATTATTAAATTATAAAAAAGAATTAAATAATTTACCTAAAGATAAAATAAATAGAATTAATTCTAAGAACTATTTTAAAGAATTATTATTTAAAATAAATAAGGTACCATTAAATTATAAAATAAAGTTCTTAAATATGTTTATTTTATTTTTTATTAGTACTATAACATTACCAGAAATAAATAAAATTATAGATGAATCGATAGAAAAAAAAATATTAGTACATAACGACGCGTCTCAAATAAAAAATATAATATCAGATATGTATAAAAAAGAAGAAATAAAAAAAGATGTATATAAAACACCAACAGAATTTTCTGATACTTTAGTTGAATTTTTAAAGCATGAAGAAGGAAGAAATGGTAAAGCCGTTTTGACTGCGTATGATATTGGTGATGGTATGATAACTATAGGATATGGTCATGCTGAACGAAAAAAAGTTACTAAAATGAAAGCAAAAGTTACTAAAATTACAGAAGCTGAAGCTGAAGATTTATTAATTCAGGATATAATGGAAGCACAACGTGGTGTTGATAGAATTTTAAGAGATTGGAAAAAAGAAAATATATTTATAAAAATAACACAAAATCAATATGATGCTATGATTTCTATGACATATAATATGGGTATAGGTAACATTAGAAAATCTGAATTTTTACAATTAGTAAAAAATGGAGAATTAGAAAAAGCTGCTATTAAAATAAAAACTACAAATGTTACATATCCGGGACATGTAACACGTAGAAAAAAAGAATCATATTTATTTAGTCATGATTCTAATATAGATTTAAATAAATTATTAAATATCTGATTTTTTATATACTATTTGTTTAATTGATTCTAATAAATTATTTATATTAGAATCATTTTTTTTATCAATTAATTCTTGTGGTATTTTTAATTCTTGTTGATAAAAATACTCATCTAATATTATTCCTAATAATAGATGTACATCTTTAGATTCTATATTATTATTAATTTTAATATGATCTACCATAAAATTAATAATATTTTTAGTAAAATAATCATATGACATATCTGTCCAATATTCTTTTTTATTATATAGCTTTATAAAATATGATTTGTAATCAGTATTACAACTATTTAATAAATTTTTCCATTTTGTATAATTATTTATAAATTCATCTTCATAATATTTAGTAATATTTTCAATTAATAATTCTTTAGTATTATAAATATTATTAATTTTATTTTGCCAAAATTCTTCTATATAATTCATTTTATTAGTTCTTTATTTATTAGTTCTATTCTTTTAATTTCTTCTTTCACATCTTTAGGGTACATTTCACATAATGTATGTATATCATTTACAGATAATTCATGAAAATTTCTAATTTCTTGCCATCCTTTTATTGATGGATCTTTTTTCTTAGTTGCACCTTTCCAAAACCAAAATGGTACTCTTGTTTCATTTCTTAAAAATAAAAACCAAATATCCATTGCTAGTGCCTTATCTATAAATTTATGATTAAAACTATTTGCTTGTATAGGATATTTTTTAGACATAAATCTATTAAAGATAAAAAATAAACTTTCTTTATCTTCATCTGTTACAGTATTCCATAAAGTTTTTTTTGAAAAAATTATATCTGTTATATTTTTAAAATCCATGTTTTTTTATTACTAATTTATTATTTTCTTTTGTTATATAAAAATCTTTTATAATATGTTTATCAATTAAAAATCTTATAGATCTAACTGCACTAATATCACCCTTATAATGATGTGATATATTTTTTACCATATTAGTTAAATAATCTTGATTCTTATTTTCCATATAAGAATTAATATTATTTAATGTTATTTTAAATGGTGTCACATAAGTATTAGATGAATTACTAGCAATAGTTAATTTTTGTTCTTCATACAATTTAGGTGGTGATGGATTAGAACATCTAACTGGTTTTACAGTTACATTATATTTATTTTTTAATATACTAACTTCCATAACACCTATACCTAATTTACTACATAATTCTCTAGCAAATCTTCTAGTACTCATATTTTTAAATGTGGTAGGAACAATAATATAAACATCATGTGCTCTTTTTTTAGATAACCATTTATATGCTTGTTCTATAACTTTTAAATTAAAAGTTAATTTAGCTTCAAATACAATAGTATGTCCACAATTAGGGTGGTTTAAATCTTCTATTCTAGCATACATATCACAACGTATTTTTGAATTAGTATCTAAAACTTCTCCATATGTAGTATATCCTAAGTCATTTAAGTCTCTTCTTACAAATTCTGTTAAGATAGATTCTTTACCATCAGATATAATCTTTTTTTGTGTCATTTATTTAAATTCTCATTAATAATTTTTATTATATCTTCTGTTACCCAATCAGGAAAATTTTTATAATGTAATTGAATTAATTGAATATTTAATTTAATATTATTTTTAATTTTATTTTTTAAATTTGTATCAAATACATCTTTTGATACAAATTCTAAACAATTTAATAAATCATCAACGAATTCATCATTTATAGTAAATTTTATATCATAATTTTTATTATAAAAATCCCACATTTTTTTAGCCGTTGCTGTTCCTATTCCTCTAATTTTACCAGTTTTAGATATTTTTTGATAAATAGAATCAATATTATCTGATTTATCACCTGTAATAATTTTTTCAAATAAACTAGAATAACAATCTATTTCTTCATAATTCCAATTTAATAAAATTCTATTAAAAAAATTAATATTGTTAATACTATTATCTAAAGAAAACACATCATTAGCATTATTATTTTTAAATTCATTTAACCAAATTTCCCAACCTATAGGTATAATTACTTTTTCATTACCTAAAATATCATTTATTTGTATATTTATATAAGAGTTTTTTTTCTTAGTTTTATATTTAATTAATTGATATAAATCTTTATCTGATGAAATAGTAACACAACTTTTTCCTAATTTATTAGCATATTGTATTACGCTAACAATCCAATCATCTCCTTCAATTGAATCTTTTTCTAATACATTATATTTTTCTCTAATGGAATCTTTCCAATCCATATATGTATCAAATACAAATTCCCAATCTATACTATCATCTTTAACTCTATGTGCTTTATATTTATCTAATAATTCCTTACGCCATGATTTTTTCTTAGAATCAGACACAACAATTATCTTTTCCCATTTATTCATTACGGTATATTTAGAAATATTATTATCTAATAGATTCCATAATTCACCATGTAATTTATTCATTTTTGTTAATGTATATACACATTTCATTAATATATAGTTTCCATCAAATATTATATAATCCATTTTTTTATTATTTTTTTTTATTTTTTATTTAAAAAATAAATTTAAAATTATTTGGTTTATTTTTACTATCTATAAAAATAATTTCAATTTCTTCTAATTTATCTTTTACTGTTTTATAATCTTTAGCACCACTTGATTTTTTCAATTCATTAATAGTTTCTATTGTATTCCATTTAGTTTTAATTGCTGGCTTTATTCCTAATATTTCTGAAAGTTGTTCTTTTAAAATATTTATGTTAAAATCAGGATTAGAAAAATCAATTTTTTTTAAATGATCATATATAGTTTGCTTTATTATTGTTATCCACGGATCTTTTTCCATAATTTATTTATTATTTATTATTTATTAATTCTTGTATTTCAAATATATATGAAATAATTAATACTACAGGATCAACTAAATTTGAAGATAATTGATATGAATAATCTTTAAATAATTTAGTTAATGCTGGTATTTTACCAATATATTTTTTATTTTCATCTAATATATATCTACATAATGGTCTACCACACATTTTTACTAATGTCTCTACATTATCACCAAAATTTTCAATAACCCATGCATATGTTTTTTCTGTATTTATATCACCAAAAATAATATTATAAAGATCTACATTTGTTGATGAATTTAATTCTTTATTATAATGACCTATTTTTTCAACACGTTGTAATGTATTGAATGTAGATCTTAAATCAGGAAAATTAGTATTTATTAATGAAATTACTTGTTCTTCAGTAATATTTAAATTATTTTTTTCTACAATTAAATTACATCTTTCTAAATATTCTTCTTTTAAATATTTTGTTTCTGTTTCATTTTCTGGA